ACAAGTTCTAATACTAAATTAGATACATTGTCTGTTGAGTTTTCAATACGCATTGGTGCAGTACCTGCTGCTGTATCTGATCGTACCCACATGTGTTCTACTTGGACATGATCTGAATGTTTTAAAAATCTTATAGATGAACCAGATTGTATTTTTACATCTACGTTTTTACCTGTAAGGCCTGAAGTAAATTGCCAGGATCCATTAGAATCTGTAGTATCTGTTGAGCCTATAGTTGTAGTAGTACCAGCTTCTAATGCTGTTACTGTAGCGCCTTGTACTGCTTCTCCAGCATCATTATATAAAAATCCTTGTAATCTACTCATTTATCTTCCTATACTAAATTTAGAATAATCTTTAAAATTAAGTGCTTCCCTTACATAAAATGTAGGATCTGCCAACACATCATCATCATCTAAGAATATAAGAGATATGCCCTCTCCTGCAAGTATCTCTCTAGCAAGCAAGTCATTTGCTATGTTTACGCTGCCTTGTTCATAGTGATAATAAACACCTTGCACATTTATAGCTAGTCCTGGAGGATTGCTAAATAAAAAATCAATTACTAAACCTCCACGTTCTATTTTACCACCTGCAAATTTAGATTGAAATTCGAAATCTTGATTAGGTTTTAATCCAAGCCTAAGTAATTGATTAAAAACTATATACTCTGGCATGCTTCCATTAAAATCAGCAGGAACTTCTGGTATTGACCTTCTTTGCCCTTTAGCTGTAGTAGTAAAAGCTCTTGATACCATTATGGCTCCAGCAGTGTTAGTGTTCTTTCAAATCTATCGTCAAGGCCTGTCATTTCAAATCCAGATAATTGTGCAACATCGACATAATGCGTGTAGTTTGCATCATTGTGCCTAAACGTATAAGCCAATAGTTCATTTGATTCTACGATTGATCTTAGTGAATCATCTAATTGAGATGGTGTTTTGCCTTTATATCCTTTTTTGCCACGAGGTCTTGTTAAATCTATTGTTACTTGCCAACCATATTTAGCTTCTAATTTTCTTCTAAATTGTAATTCAAATCTATTTACATCTGGTGATACTTTTGTGCTTGTAGCTCCTCTAGCTAACGCAAATTTAAACCTAATTGATTTAAATTCTAGTCCTGAAGGTACTGCTGAACTTGGAAAATCATATTCTGTAATTCCATTAGAAGTTATAGATCCTAAAGATGTATAAGAAGTACTTCCATTTAATGCGTAAGACACAGCTACTGTTTCTGTGCTTGTGCAACGTGATGTCTGTATTTTTAACTTTAATGCAAGCTTAGTAGATGTAATATCATTAGCATCAAAATCTGGAGTTTCTAAAATGCCTGATTCTCCAAATTCAAAATCTGTAATTTGGTCTGGGTTTATTACATCTTCACTTAATGCGTGATAATAAATTCTATCTGTTGTAGCAAACCATAACCGATATTCATCGTAGGCTGAACTTACATGAGCAGCAGTTGCAGCTTGTTGTGCCGTATCACCTGCCCATTTAACTTCCCAACCTAATTCATTATACCCAAGTAAAGATGAAAGACCTGATGCTTCAATAACCTGGCTTCTATGCCCTGTTGAAGCTCCTCCTGATTGCCACACATCTCCTTCGTTACCTGTAGTTCCATCTACAAGAGCTATTAAATCATTGTGTGTTCCTACAAGTTTTCTAATTGTTCCTCTATAAGCAGAAGGCAAACCATGATCTCTGTCTGGCCCTACAACCTGTAATGTGCTAGTTTGACCTACTTTATATTTATATACTGCTAAACCTACTGGAAAATAAACTGAATCTCTCCATTTTATAGAACTTAATCCACCAAACCTATTAAAAGGTAAACCTATTTCTGTTTCTAACCATTTAGTATTTGCGTTATCGTGTACGAATAACCCTACTTTAGTATTTGCATACAAGACAGGATTAGCGTTAGCATCCCTTCCTACAAATAATGCAGTAACAGAATCAGTTGGTAATGGTAGTTGGGCATCATTAGTCCAGGAAGTTAAATTAGATGAGTATTTTAAATAACCATCTTCTGATATACCCCATAACAAATCATTCCAATAAGCTAAAAATTTAGGAGTAAATACAGAATTTGCTTTATTTGTGTAATCACTTCCGTTTGATGAATAAGTGTAACCTTCAGAATTACATGCCCATACTAAATATGTTGTGCCGCTTATTCTTACTTTAATTACATCTGTAGCAGTTCCTTGTAATGTATGTAATGCGCTACCCCATGTATCTGTGTTTGCCCATTTCATTATTTTAGTTCCGAACGCTGCGTATATTTCGTTTCCTAAGTCAGCTATAGTGTCTACTTGACCAGATTCACCAGATACAGCAGTTGCTGAAGTTAAGGCAGGTAAAACAACATGCTCTTTAAATCTTAATTGTGTAGTTGCAAACCAGGCTCTGTCTACTGTGGAAGAATCAACACCTCTTTCTATACCTATTCCACCTCTGAAATCATTAAAAGCTAGTGTAGATATATGTTGTGCTGCAGTTTGGTCTGTTTGACCTATTGATATTTTAGGTGCAAATAAAGATGTTAGTACCCTTCTAGGTGGCCCTTTAATTGGAAACCTTTGCCCATTAAGCAAAATTTCATTTTTATCTACTACGCTTCCTACTGATGAAACCATTATACAGTTGGAACTCCTTGTGGAGTAGATAACCCTCTAAGTATTCCTTCAGCTAAAGCTCTATATTGCCCTGCTGCTGACCTACTATCATCTGGATCAGTTACTCTACCACCACTAATTGACATAAGTAATCTATATGATGCTAAATAAGTTATTAATGTAGGATTAATTTCTATAGCAGTTGTGTCATTACTTAAAGTTGCAGGTTTATCAAAACCAACTATTTTAATTTTTTTATTAAATATTTTACCTCTGCCTTGATTAGATACATATAATGTTCTATCTTCTCTATTTACTTTCCAATAATAATTATCAAGTGTTTCATAATGCTCTGTTTCTGTTCTGTAAGCTTTTATATTGTTTATCCATAGTTCGGCACTATCTAACTCTGAAGCATGGTTAGAAACGAATTTTAAGCCACCTATAGATGTATCTAACTCTGGATTCGCTAATGTAAGTTGTACTCTAGTCCAGGTTCTTGCTGTTAAAGCAGGTATAGATAGTGTTTCTCTTTTAGTTCCTAATATATTTGTTTCGTATAATTCTAACTCTAAACTACCAGCAGTTAATGCAACAGAACTTTTAATCCAAAATTCTAATTTATCCATGTCAGATATGTCTGAAGCTGAAACAGAATCTGATGTAGCCAGTACTGTACCATCTGCAATACTAGAACTTGCATTTAAAAGATTTAAAGAATTATTACCTTCTCTGTATTGTGTTGAATCGGTAGATACTGTTGTGTAAGTGCCTGCTGTCCATTTGCTTGAACCAGCATCATTAAGCTCATCATCATCAACAGAATGTCTATATTGTATTTTAGAAATCATTGAAATATTAGATGGTATTGTATATGTCTGTTGGTTTAAATCTCCATATAAAGAAGTATCTTCATCTGGAACCAGGACTCTATCTGACAGTTCTACAATACAATCATTAATTACTCTGTTTACTTTTGCAGGATTAAATTCTGAATCCCATAGTTCATAAGTATCTGAACTGCTTGGAGTAAAACTTAATGCAGATTGTAACGTAAGTGTTGAAGAACTAGAGGTGTTGTCAGTTACTCTACGAATTTCTGCTGTGTTATCAGTAGCATCTGTAACTAATACCCATTTACCTATGTGATCGTCATCTCCACCAAATAATGTTGTAGTGTCTACTATAGTTGTTGTACTGCCACTTGTGGGTGTACTTATGTGTACAGCTCCAAGATGATCTCCTATAGCTTGTCTAATTCCTGCTCTAGTTTCTGATTGTATTATTGCCATTTTTTAAAAATATAATGTTTTGTTACCTAGTTTTTTCTCTCTCTCCCATTCAGCTCTATTTGATAGAGCTTGTTTTAATTCTTTAACTCTATCAGAATAACCAGGTTTATTTCTAATTTTATCGAGTTCTTTTTCTTTTTCTTGTTTGCTTTTGTAATTATCGTGAGCTATTTCATCTTGCCATTCAAGAATATCTTTTAATTGAATAGGATCAAGAGTGGGTGCATCTGGTATTTTCACAGGTTGGCGCCCACCCTCTGGTCCTACAATAAATACAGTTGGATCTTGCGTAGCATGACTATCTATATATTTTTTAGATATATGCGATTTTCCTGCCGACATTGGCAACCATATATTAGTCATTAATCTATGTTCAAAAATGCTAAACAGTAATCTGTTGTAACTGCCACTACGTTGTGAACAACACCAATTTCTTGTTCATTTTCATCACTACCATCTCTGTTTAATAACTGAACAGCACCTGCTGCAGTTGCTCCTGCAACTCTTAGAGGTTGCCCTGCTACAACTCCTCCATTAACAAGTACTGATGCAAGTCCTTTAGTTTGAACAAAACCATAAGCATTAGCAGCAATAAGTGTTGGTGGAACACCTAAAGTTCTGTTTGTAACAGTTGTTGGTGATACAACAATTCCAGAATATGGATTAACTGCCAAACCTGACAAAGTGTCACTATTAAGAGCAACTTTTACTTTATCATTTGGTGCAAGAGTAACTTCTAATGTTGCAGATGAATCTGCTGCTGGGTTACTTGCAATTCTGTAAATTTGTCCTTCACCTTCATCAGCAGTTGAATCGTTAGTGTAAATGTAACCATCTGCGTACTGATCTGCAGTAGCTGCAGTACCTTCTAGAGTAACTGTAATTGAACTTGAATCTACTGCTGTAGCAGCAGTAACTAAATCCATGTTGTGGTGTTCTATCATAAGTGCTGATGAGGTAATTTTACCTGAAGAAAGTGCAGTACCTCCAGCTAAAGCATATTTAAACTCACGCCCATCTGGCAATTCTAGAACTGTTCCTAATGCTCTTTTTTTTGTGGTGCTTGTTGCTTTTTCAGCACCAAAATCACCATATATTCTACTTGGAAAACTCATTGTTTTCTCCTTATTTTAAGTTAACAGGCTCTATGTCCTGTGACTCGCCGAAAATATTATCCTGGACTCGGCCAATCGTAACATCCAGTTAGATGCAACCCTAAATTATTGGGTTACCATTTTTATCTAAGGTTGCATCTTTAATAAACGAAGGATTAATTTTAATTAATGGGTGATCTGAATTAACTTGTTCTTCAGGAGGTGATAATTTATAACCCCTTCTAAAGTATTTTTTTAAACTGTCTGCATCACCTGGTAGATTTGGAGCAGGTAACCATTGTTTAACATGCTTTCCTGTCTTTTTATCTACTACACCTACCTCTCGATAAAGTGTAACTCTTGGAACACCACCATAAGTTTCTATATCACCTATAGCATATCCTTGTAATGTAACTTGTTGTCTTAATTCAGTATCTACCATTATTTATCCTTTATTATGCGCTAGTTGAGTGATTACCCATTTCATAAGTCAAACTTGCACCTTTAGAATCGTCAAGTTCAAACATTCCGTAATCCTCTGTCATTACCATTTCAGTAGCTCTAAGAGAAGCATCTCTTTGTCTTTCAACATTTCTTCCTGCTGAAGTAATGTATCCCATAGCTCCTGATGTAGCAATTACACCAACAGCTGCGTTATCTCCAACAGATTGTACAATGTTTCCATCTTCAAAGAAAGGCACTCCAGCAATTCTTACTCCTGTAAAGAAGTCTTTAACTGGTGGCTTGTTGAATACATCTGGCAACGGATATGTTGCTAATGGTGTTTGTAGGCTTTGTGTTAGTTTAAAGATTGCGTTAGGGTGGTGAACAATAAATGGATTCAATCCAAACTTATCTCCCTTTGCCCTTGCAATTACTGAAGTAGCGTTAGCTAAGCTAAAAGCTGCTCCATCAGCACCTAAAGATGTACTGAAACCTGCAAAAAGAGCTATAGCATCAGTATCTTTCTTTCTTGCCATAGCATCTCCTGCCTGTCTACCAACAACTCCCATTACGTCTTGATTGAATTGTCTTGATAGTTTGTCAGTTATTATGAATTTAAGTCCAACTTCAGATGTAGTAGCAGAAACAATAGAAGCATTAATATCTTCTGAATCTGTCAAATCAACACCATCAGTTAAGTCAGCTGCTGTTACTTGTCCAGATTTAGGAATATCAAGCTGTTTCTCGCCTTTACCTAAAGTAAACTTTTCAATTAAACCAACAACTGGCATGTTGTGTTCTTCTGTGTATCTCATCTGTGCAATAATAGTATTCTGTATAGAACCTAAATTCCCAGATGCAATACCTTGCGTGTTAGTTGCCATAATTTAATTTTCCTTTTTTTTCTATTTTTATGTTAAGCGTGCCAATTAGGATTAGTATTCCTCATGGCCCTTTCATACATTTCCATAGTAATCTTAGGATCACCACTTGCAAATCTGTCAATTACATCATCATCATTGCTTGGTATGTTGTCAGGTGGCACGTCACCAGAGGTGTTAAGTTGTGGAGTAGTTTCTTTAACAACTCTATTTTTTTGCGATATTGCAGAAGCATATTTTTCCATTTGGTCAGGCGTAGTAAATCCTTCAAGTTCAGTAGCAGAAACATTATACTTGTTAGCTATTTGATTAGTAACAGTTAATTTAGCTTGACGATCTAGTTCAGCTCTTTGTTGCTCTATTGACTGCCTTTCTTGATCCAATTTTAATTGGCCCATTGCAGTTTGAGCAGCAGCTTCACCTTCTTGCCTAGCTTGGGTTCTTGCTTGTTGGTCATCTACGCCTTGTTGCACTAACCATTGAGTTTTGTCCATAACGAATTTCTCTTTGGCTGACACTATCTGTTGTTCAGAGTATTGTTGCGTTGTTTGCGTAGTTGTTTCTTTAAGTTGATTTACTTGTTCCTGCAACTGGCTAATAACTTTGTCATTATCTGCTGCACGTTTATCGTAAGAACTTTGAATTTTCGATACTTCTTGATTTGTATAAGTACGATTATCTTCTTGTTGTTTAGAATTGTTGTCTGTAACCTCTGTAGGTTCTGCTCCCTGATTGCTTTGCTCAGACTCCCCTGAATCAACAGTTTCCTTTGCTCCTTCTGACAATCCCTGTTCCACTTCAACTGCAACCTGTTCCTCTGGTGTTTTGTCAATAAGAAGATTAGAATCCTGTTGTTGAGGCTCCTGTGCGACAGCATCTGAAGAAGTTCTTTCAGTTGTCATCTTTCTCCTGTACTAAAATATTTACACGACAAATATGTCGTTTGTATAATCCTAAATCTAGTTAGAACCATTTGTCAATTATTCAACTGGATTCATTTCTGGTAATTCTGCAAAACTTCCACCAGTAAGTTGTGGTGATTGGAAAGTAGGCATTAGTTGTTCTATAAATTTGCCAGGTTTTTTTAATAAAGGTCCAGGATCTACTCTTAAATTAAATGTCCTGGAATCCCAGAAAAAACTAGCATTTGGATCTAAAGCTGTACCTGGACTACCTGCTTTTTCAAATCTTTCTCTGGCTTGTTCTGACTTTTGTCTACTAGCATACCAATACTTTAAAGGGTAAACTCCACTCCTTCCTGCCTGCAACATTCTTTGCAAAACTTGTGGTTCGTAATACAAATCGTTAATATTTCTAGTTACATATTCTCTTTGTTCTTTTGACCAATTACCAACTATGCTCCCATCTTTTAGTTTTATTTGTTCTCCACGAAATAAAGCATCTTGTATGTTGTATTTTTCTTGGTCTGCTTTTTTAAGTTTTTTGTCATAATATAATTCACCTAAGTCGTACCATTCTTCAAGAGCAATAACATTTTCAGAAGTTTCTTCAAACGAATTTTCATCAGAAAATGGGTTTCCTTCATTTAAAGTAGCTCCATATTTTGCTGTATAATAAAAATCGTCTGCATCTTTAACATCTTGTGCAAACATTTTTATTGTATAAGTTTTTTTATCTTCTCCGTACCCTCTTTTTAAATAAAGTAAATATTGACTGTGTTGATAGAGTCTTTCTTCTTGCAATATTTGTAAATCTGTTTGTGCTGGCTCTGACGAAATTCCTATTAATTTTCCAGCTGCCCTTGCAAGACCTTCTCTTTCTTTTCCTTTATAAGTTTGCTCTACAATATATTTAAAATCTCTTTTTTGATGTGGTTCTAATCTTAAATAATCAAATCCTCTGTTTTTTGCTTCTTGTATTAAAATGTCAGTATATGAATTATCAGATGACATTATGCCACCAAATTCTAACAATGCTTGTGCAGAATTTATTCCATAATCTTTTACTAATACTCCTAAATCTAATGCTTTTTTTTCTGACTTCCAATATTGTTTTGTAGCATTTACATTATCTGTTAATTCCTCTCCTAGATTTGCTAATGAAAAAGGTGCAAAGGCATCTACAGAGTACAAAAGCATATCTGCTAATTGTTGGCTTGCAGAATCTGTTTTATTTCTTATTGGTGTTCCGTTCCATTCTTCATTTGTTAGTAGATCCATACTTGTTTTAAATATTCCTGAACCAACGCTACTTAATGTATCTTCTCCAGTTTTTAAAGCTTTTCCAAGACTTTTTGTTTGTATTGCATTAACAGTTCCTGATATAAAATTAAATACATGACCAGGCACATTAATTACTGCGCCCATTGGTGTATAATCTTTACCCCAAGGGGTTCTTATTGTCATAAAATTTCCATTTTTTCTTAACTTACCTGTTTGTGTATCTTTTACTATTGGACTGTAATCAGTTTCTCTGCCTTGCATTGCATTAATAGCAGTAACTAAAGTAGCTGTGTATAAAAAGAATTTTTGCATCCTTTTAGCTAGTATTCGAGCTTCTAAATCATTTGATAATCCTTTGCTAACGCCAAGCACACTACCAGTTGCAGTACCTTTTACTGCTTTTTGAAAAAACCTTAATCTTGTTAAATAATATCTTTGAGCAAATAAAAAAATACTTCCAACATCTACAACCCTTCTATACCGACTACTGGTAGTAGTTGTTCCACTTAAAGTATTAGCTATACGAGCTATATCATTTATTCTTCCACTTTCAATTAAGCTTTTCATAGTATGCCCTCTAGCTAACTCATCAGCTAATAAATCATCTGCTTCTGCTAACCTGTATGTATTTCCAAAAGTTGTAAAAGCGTCATCAAATGGTAATTTATCCATAAATGCTTTTACTCGACCTTTTGTTTCTGTTACATCTAATCCTCCACTTTGCAATCTAACTACGTCAGTATTTTGAACAAGTCCAACATTTATCCATTGATTAGATGTAAACCTTCCTGTTTTGGCTGCTTGTGCATTAAATTCTATGTATGCTTGCCCCATCGCATCTTTATTATTAGCTAACGCTTTAAGGTTGGCCTTTACTGCTACTGCCCAAGTTTTTGGATTTGTAACTAATCCTACTAACCCTTGTATTGCAATTCCAGAATTATCTACTGTAGATTTAAATCTTAGATACACAGCATTATATGCTCTTATTAAAGCAAGTCCTGTCTTTGAATCTCTTGGCTCTATATCTTTAATAAACTGATTAAAACTTTTTGCTGCAGATTTATCTAAATACATATCATTTAATTCTGCATAATTTAAATCTTCTAATTTTTCATATCCTTCTATCTCAGGAGATACTGTTTTTTTTGCATTATCATATTCTTTTGTTGCTGTTATAAGTTTTTTTTCAACTATTTTAAGTTCATTTTCTATTTCTTTTCTAGTCATTCCAGAACTTTTTCCAGCTTTAATTACATATTGTTTTTTCTGTATAATTTCTAATATTTTATGTGCATCTTTTGGTTTTTCATTTAAAAGTCCATCAACAAGTTCTTGTGTTCTCACTTCTAAAACATTTTTTAAACTGGTAAGACGTGTAAATTCTTTAACAGCTTCTTTTTTTCTTTTAATTATTTCTGGAAATTGTTCTCCAAAAATATCGTCAAATGTTTTAAAACTTATATCTCCCTCAACATCTCTTATATTCTTAGCTGCTTTTTCTATAGCATTTATTACATTTTGCATCATTATTTGCCTAATATTTGTAGATAATGATTCTGCTAAACTTTGATATTGGTATCCGTTATCTATTGCTTCGCCCATAGAATCAAATATTGCTGATTTATTCCATGCTTTTGCTTTATTAAAATTTTTAGGAATTATAAATTGTTCTACATTTCCATCTTCAAATGCACCACCTCTAGGCATCCAAAATCCATTATCTTTATTTATATCTTTTCTAACTGTTGTAAGGTTTTCGGCATATTTATATTTTTTATATATTTCAGGAATTTCTTTCCATAATTGACTTACAGGTATCATAGTTTCATTTATAGAATCAAGAGTTGTTAGTTGTTGTTGTGTTAAATTAAACCTGCTTGGATCTGCTGCTATATCATTTATTGTTGGTCTAAATTCTTTAATTATTGGTTTGCCGTTTTTTAATACAACTTGCCCTTTTATATCTGTTACTTGTTTCTCTATAAATCCTACCCCATTTATTAAACCTGTTTTTTTATCTACGTTAAAATTACCATTAACTCTTGCTGTTATTTCTGCTGTCATTGCAGCTGTTTTTGATTCAATATTACTTCTTGCCTGATCGTAAAATTTTCTAATTCCATCTATAATATTTTTTTCTTTATGCAGAAGGTCTAGTTTTTCTGGATTTAAACCTGGTATTCTATTTAATATTTTATAAACCCTGTTTATGCCTAATTGATATGACGACAAATGTAATTCAATTGTAAAATTACCTATAAGATTGCGAAATGCTTGTGTTGGAACAAGTCTTGTTACATCGTTACTATCAAGAATGTCTTTTTCTTTTATAATAATTTCTTTTTGTGTTGTTTCTACAATAGGTTTTTCGTCATGCCTTTTTCTTGCTGTTGCAGTCATTGGTATATCAAGTTCTTGACCAGTATTTATTAAAGGACTATCAATATTATTCCTGGATGTACTGCTGTTTTTAGGGTTTAGGTCAGATTCTAGTTTATTATTTGTAGTAGCTAAATCTTCATTAGATGTGTAATTACCTTCTTCTCTGACTTTTTTTTCTAATTCTTTTTGATCTTTTTTTGAAACAGGATCATCAATATCTTTATCAAAATCTTTATCATCTATTGTTTTCTTTTGATATTCAATTTCTTTATCTAGAGGGTTAAGTAACCTTCCAGTAGCTCCAGTATTAATTTCTGTTCCCTCTGGTGCAGCTTTTTTTATAGCTTGTTCTAATATTTGCAATTTGGTTAATGGTTCAAACATATTTTGTTGACCAATATTTTCTTCTACAAGTTCTTCATATTTACTAAATACGCTAGATATTTGTTTTGATGAATTAGAACCTTTACCATGTCCATTAAACAGATTAAGTAGTTGAAGCTCTACAGGATCTGATGCAAATTCATTAAACATTTGTGTTTGATTTAGATAAACATCTATTGCTGTTTTAACACTTTGATTATTTTTTCCTGCTTGTTCTTTTAAACTCCTAAACCTTTTTATAGCTCCAATAATTTCTGTTGAAATATCATAATCCGTTTGAGATGTAAATTTGTTTATTTTTCCTTTTATTACTGCAAGTTGTGGCAAAGATTCATCTATAGCATTAAATAATGATTTAGTTTGTTGATCTGGTAATTCATCAATATTTTTTATTAAGAAATCTGCATTGTCTTGTCCAAATATTCTTACTCTTAATCCTTGTACTAATTTAGTTACACCTTCTTCTGTTAATTTTCCATTTTTAAACCAATTTTTAGAATTAGGATTACCTTTCACATAGGACTTAAAGGAATTTATTACTTCTGAATTTCTAGTTGCTTTAAGTGTTTCCTGGATTGTTTTACCTGTAGGAATTATTCTGTTTAATAAATCTGGGTTCCATCCTTCTGCAAGTTGGCCTGCTTCTTCAACAGCACTAAATGCTTCGACTTGTGAAGTGTTTGCATCAATAACGTATGGAGTCAAAGCATCATCTGGTAATTTTGTTTGTCTTTCTCTAACTATTACAGGTATATTTTCATCTAAATCAAATCTATCTAAATCAGTTTTAGCTATTCCAAATTCTTCTAACCTTTCTCTCAGCCTTTGAACATAATCATTGTATACATCTGGAAAATCTTTTTTAGCAAGTTTTATTGCCATCATTCTTTTATTTCCACTTTCAACATGCTTATCGCCTATTATTGGCATACCTGTATCAAGCCTAGAAGTATTGTCAATTAAATCATCAGCTCTTAAAGTTTTTGCTAAAGTTATTAATTCAATTTGTTCTTCTCTTGTTGTTAGTCTTTCTCTAGGTTGTTTTATTTCTGGGTATCTGCCGTCTTTTGCAAAATTTGGACTATACGGATCATTAGAAGTTATTATTTCATTAGCATCCATTAATTTAATTTTAAAATCTAATCTTTGAAACTCTCCATTACCAGAAAATCTAGGATCAGGAGAATTTCCAGTAGTAGATGCGCTTGCATTTCTACCATAAAATTCAAGAGGTTCAGGATCAAGTGATGCTCCACCTATAAGTGGTCCTTCGTTAACAGGTATTATCCTGGTTGGCCTAGCTGCGTTTACTGCTGCTGGATTGTTTAAATAATCACTTAATTTTGGTGGGTTCGCCCTAATTCCTTTAGTTGTATTAATAATACTTCTGCCAACTAAATTAGTTGCAAGAGGTGCAAGTAATCCAAACGCTGGCCCTCCAAGTTGTGTTGCTAGTTGAATAGATTGGTCAAAAGCCATTTCTGCTGCAAATCTTCTACCTGGATTATCACTTTTTGAAATTGGAGCTGTTATTGCTTCTAAGGCTCCAAAAACTTTTTTTCCTTTACTGTTTGTTATTTTTGCACCTGCGTACTTAAAAGGAGCTTGAACTGCTTTAGATGCAAAACCAACACCAAAGCCAACATCAAGAGGAGTAAGACCTAGTGCAACATTTTGCACGCCTTCCCCTAAAGTTTTATCACCAAATGGTAATTGTGCATTAAAAATTCCTGATGTAAATAAAGGATCAGTTTCTTCTCGAAATCTTTTTGCAAATTCATCTTCGTAAAACGGCTTAGTTAATCTTTTTTCTTGAATAGGTGCTACTGGATCTTGTAAAGTTTGCAATACGTTTTTAGCTGTTCTCGCTAGATATTCGCCAAATATAGGTCCATAATCTGTAACTGGTTGTAGTATATTTCTTGATTTTTTAAGTTCTTCTAATGAAAAGCTTGGACTTGGACCCATTACCATAATGAACTCCTAAAATCCGTATAAAAATCTTGTTGGAGGAGCTAATGACCTAGTGTAGGGCGATCCTGCTTGTTGTTGAATTCGTTGTGATACAGGAAATTGATCTAAAAATTCTGTGAATGTAGTTGTTGGTGTTTCTCCACGTCTTGCTGCTCCAGCTATTTCACCTAGAAATTCGTTTTGAGCTTGTTGAAATACATTAGATATTGTTTCTCTTTTTCTTTTTTCTGTAGCAAAAGGTTGCGCCATAGACTGAAAAATACCAAATTGGCCTTGCGTTGATCCTTCTAAATAATCTAAAAATGGATTTTGAAATCTTGGTTCTAAAAATTGATTAGGGTAACTTTCGTTAAAGTTAGGCATTGTCATAATTTACCCTCCTAATCCGTATGCACCTTGTAACGCCTGAGCAAAAGTTGGAGCTGTATCTTCCCCTGCTTGTGATCTACCATAATAATCTTGATATAAATTTTGAACAGATGGTAATTGGTTACTAATCAAATTAAATGCTGCACTACCAATTCTATTCTTTAACGCTTGTTCAGCTAATGATCCAAAACCACTTAATAATTGTGCATTTTGTGCTTGTCCTACACCATAAGGTGTGTTTCTAGGTCCAGTTCCAAGAACATCTGTAAATAAAGATGCAGCAGAACCTGGAGCAAATGTATTGTTACTTATTCCACTTACAATTTGATCGAATATATTTGCTGCACTCTGCCTTGCTTGTAATGGATTACGCACAGTTGCTAAGTAATCTTCGTAACCAGGAGCAGATTCTGTTATATCATCAGCAAATCCTGCACCACGCAATACGTTTCCAAATCTAAAAGGATTAAAAAAAGTTGGAAATGATGACTGTTCTAAATATTGTCTATAAGGATCTGTTACTTTTCTTGCCGTAAGGCCCATCTGTCTTTGAAAAGCTGCTTGTGGATCTAATTCTCCTAAGTTTAATTCTGGAATTGGGTTTATTTCTGGCATAATAGAAGAAGTTCCAGTCATTCGATTAGAGCCAGGCTGATTTACCAAAGGAACACCTCCCAAACCAGATCCACTATTCATAGCCGCTGCTGCTGCTGCTGCTGCTGCTTCTCGTTCCGCTGCTTCTCTTGCTTCTTGTTCCGCTGCTCTTAACGCTGCCGCTTCTCCTGCTAAATCAACAAATTTTTTATTGTCATCATCATCACTTAGTGTAGGCCTGATGCCAAAACTTCTTTCTGGTCCTGATTCATATATCATGTTTCCACTATCATCTAGTGTGCCAGTAGCCGTTCTTGTAGTTATAGGCTGATTTGAACCTGCTTCAGTTACGTTTGCAACTGAGCTTCCTGATTCTTGTGCATCTTCATTAGCTATTCTTGCTGCTTGTGCAGCTGAGGTTGCCCTTATTGTATAACTTTGTCCATTTGTTAAAGTAACTGTATATTCTTGCATTTAATTATCCTCTAGCTCCTGGTCTAGGTTGTCCAGGCGCTCTAGTGTTGTTAGGTGGCGTTGTTCCTCTAAATAAATCATACCCACTTTCTGGTCCTGTTACAACTCCATTGTTATTTTGCATGCTTGGTCTAGGATTTTGTGGTGGTTGACCTGGTGGTTGACCTGGTGGTTGACCTTGTTGTGGTTCTGCTCCTTGTGGTGGCACACCTTGCTGCATCATCTGTAATTGTGATTGCAACTGTATTATTGCCTGTTGAAACTGTAGTTTCTGTATGTATTCTTCTCTTTGTTCTTGTGTATATTGACGTTTCATTTGATCTAAAAAGAATTGCGCTTCTACTGGTCTTTGATTTTCTAATAAACCTTCCCACATATTGTAGGCCATAGCTTTAGGTTCTGACCTAGCGCCTTGCTGTGCAAAAATTTCTTTCTTCCACTTGTCAGGATCTTCAACATCCAACACTTCATTCCAAATATAACTATCTGGTGCTAATGGAACTGGCCCTTCTCTTAACATTTGAGCTGTAGAGAATCTCTGTGGATCCTCCATTCCAAGAGAATTTTTGAACATAACTTCTAAGTTTCCTGCTTTTTTTAATTCTTCTGGTTCTATTTCTTCTTCAAAATATGTTTGTGTTTCGCCCATAACACCATCAAAACTTAATTTGCCAAACCTACCACCTTGATATTGTGATCTTAAAATATTTGCTATTTGACTATAAGCGTTACTTAAAGCTTTCATTCTGTGTGCTACTTGATGTTGCGCACCAGACCTAAGTATGTTTGCTGCATGTCCAGATAATTGAAATTGAATATCTCCAAAAACAATATCAGGTACAGTACCTTGTTGTAATTCGCTGTTAACACTACCAATAAAGGCTCCTGCATCAGCTACAAGTTTCATTTCTGGTGCTAATTCTATATTTTCACCATCTTTTAATGATATATTTGCGCCTTCTCTATAAGGATCATCCATAAGTCTAAGGTTTCCATCCCTACTTCTTAGTATCATAGGATGTTTAACGGCACGTCTTACAAGTGTTTGCCAGTCTGACATAGATTTATTTTGATTATCAATTAATCCTCTTATGTGTCCAAACACGCTTTCACCAACATCACCCCATACGTTATCTCCAGAGTAATCACCTTGCACGAATGGTTGTGGTCCTACATAACCTATAAATGCAGGTACTATTGGCTCTCCATTTAAGTTTTTGTTTTCATGTTTTTCTGGTTTTATTAAAAATCTTCCATTAGCCACAACACTTCTTGTGTATCTATCAATATATTCGTGTACATCTACTCCAGTTTCGTAATCACCTGCTGAAAAATCCATATTAATTCCATAGGTATCTTTAATAAAATCAGGGGTTCTAGAATGTGATTTGGCTATCCATTTCAAACCATTAGAATCAAACTTCCAGGTTGCGTTCATAGGATCAAATGGTTCTATCTCACACTTAATTGATCCGTTTTCCTGCTTGTTAAACATAGCTCTGCCACAATACCAACCTCTTACGGCAATATACCAGGATAATTGATCTTGCAGCATTGGGGATAACATGGAGGTTAGTCGGTCATCCCCCATACGAATACAACCACGAATGAATTTTTCGAGAGAAGTTCCAGATTCTGCGCTTTCTGGATCATTGCGATCATACCTTGTTCGTACAGTCATTGCTGCTTCCGTTAAATAACTTATAATTTTATCAGCTGTTGTACGAGGTTTATTGCTTGTGTACGATTGATAACCTTCCCCAGCATCGTATTCTTCTAGGGAATAATAAGAATAATCTTGTTCCCATCTATCTCTAAGTTTCAAGTATTGAGGTTTTTCTTTTTCCTCATTTACTATCGAGTCTATTTGTTTAGCAGTTAATCTTTTTTCAGTTGTCATATTTTACCAATAAGATATTGATGGTTCTCTTGGACTATAAGAACTTGGTTCTTTCGCATGTCCGAACTCATGTATAAGTCCATAAGTTATAGCCTTTACTGCATGATTGTACCTATCTCTTGGCGTTGTGCCAAGTACGTTACCTTCTCTGTCTGTCGCCCAAGAGTAAACTTTAGTCTGGCCATTGAAGGGATTAGGGCCTCCACCTAGTTCGCTAATTACCCCTTTACAGTCAGGGGAAAAAACAATTTTGGGTTCTTTCATTATGGGATCTATCTTTAAAAAAGTATTAAATCTTTCAACACCTTCAATAATTCTTACATAAGTTGGATGCAAATATAATCCTGTTTCTTGTTGCCAAACTTCAATTTGAGAGGGCATAGCTTGATGCTGCGCACCTGCCTGATCTATAGCTCCGTACTTTTCTGCCTTATTCCACCATGACCTTGTCATAGCTATCTGACATATTTCAGAACCTATTTTCTCTTGTTCGTATATTTCATCAAAAACTCTTATCTGGCCGTCTATAATCTGCGCACATTCTACGGAATATGCAGATTCTGTAGCTCTTGAATAGCCTGGATCTACCCAAATATACACAGGNAGTCCTTCTACAAAGTCTACATCTTGAATATGCACTTCATTTCTAAACATTTCATGCACTCTACCTTTTGGAGGACTAGGTACACCTGCAAATCTTTCCATAAACCATGACTCACTATGCGTGTTTTCTAGTTTTAATATCTCTGGATCCTCCCTGCCACCAGGAAAAAGTTCCGTATTAGTCCACGTTGGGAGGGAGAAGCTCTTTACGTTCTCGGTTTTCTGGACAGCAGGAGAGGACCAATGAATATATTTTTCTGGATACCATCCTAAACTACTCTCAAACGTACCTTCTAACATAAGCCATCCACGTTTCTCTACTAATCTCTCCTCTAAACGCCAGAAACTTTCTAAATCTAATTGAGAAGCCTCGCATCCTATTATTCCAGCAGGAGCTTCCATAGCTAAACTCTTAAAATCACTCGCCGACTTAGTTTTTATAGCAATCTTTTCATGGCTGCATCTTGATTCTCCACATACGCATACGTTTAATCTTAATATTCCTGGATTAATAGGCTTACTCATGTCGCCTAATAGGCCTAGATTACCTAAATCTGTACCAATATAATTAAATTCTGCCCTCGTTCTTTCATAATCAGCAGCTACTAACCAGTATATATCTCCAGGATTAGCAGTTTTATTAGCAATACTTTCTAAAATTTTTAAAGTCATATAAGCACCAGCTAATCTGCTCTTACCTCCTCGTACACCTCCTGCTATCAATTTATAACGTGAAGCATCATTTAATATGTCTAACTGTGCTGTAGAAGGCTTTAAACTCATCTGAGCTAATAATTTATCTCTAGTATGGGTATCCATAATTAATATTGTACAGATAAAATTAAATCTATGGAATAGTACTCTTATACTTTTCCTAACTGATTCCTAAGCTATACCCCCCACCCCAGCAAGAAATATTGTTGTCGCTACGCTCCTTTATGATTATAGGCCCAACCCCACCAGCAAGAAAGAAAGAAAGAAAGAAAGCAAACAAAAAAGCAAACAGGAAAGCAAAAAAAATAGCCTAGCAAAATATTAATTCTACTAGGCTAATGTTTTAATTAATCGTTATTCCCTAGATAATATGTATCATCATTATTTAATCTAGGTTCTTTTAATGTTCTAACGCTTGGATAAAAATCTAAATTATTATCTGATAATTCTTGTATTACATCTAATATCTTTTCTTTGTTATCCATTCCATTAATTGTAACTTCCATTATTACTTTATTTTTTTCTGTAATCATTTTTATTTATTCCCCTCTATCCAATCACTATTAAAAAAAGTCATTAATTCTTCTTTTAAACTTTCGGCAGTGTGTGAACA